GTCTATGAAGGGGGCTTGTTAATACGTTTAAACGTATGTGTTGCACCAATTTTGTGCATGTTGGCAGTAAGTCGTTGAAAAGCGTTGGTATTGCTCAATAGTTGTTAAGTTTCTACACCCTACATATGAGTGTAAATAATCTATACGTTTAAACTTGTGCGAACAAGTGTTCGCATTTATACTTTCGGCAATTGTTATATACGTTGGCATATGGTTAAGTTAACAAAGAGAAGGAAGTCTGTATTGGATTTCATTGAAGCGTATATAAGGCTTCATGGGGTTTCTCCTTCTTATGAAGCTATTGCTTTAGGTATTGGATTAAGGGCTAAGGCTAATGCTCATAGGATTGTTAAGAGATTAGAGATTGATGGGTTTGTTACTACTTCTAGGAGTTTTTATTCAATACGTATCTGTCCCGCTTCGCTCTCTCCTTCGGATGTTAATAAAGTGATATGACGCTATTAACCAAAAAAGAAGTAACGGATTACGCCTCTATCGTTGACAGAGTCCCTGAAGCTGAACGTAATAAGATCTTTTCTCTTCTTGAAATAGACAGGGTAGAGAGATGTAGGGAGTCCTACCTCTTCTTTGTCCAACAGATGTGGCCCGTGTTTATATCCGGTAAACATCACCAAATAATGGCAGATGCCTTTGAGAGAGTGGCTGCCGGAAAACTTAAACGATTGATTATCAATATGCCACCACGGCATACTAAGTCTGAGTTTGCTTCCTACCTGCTCCCAGCATGGTTCCTAGGGAAGTATCCAGAGAAGAAGATTATTCAAACAGCCCATACCGCAGAACTAGCGGTAGGCTTTGGTCGAAAGGTGAGGAATCTTGTCCAATCAGAACATTACCAAAAGGTCTTTCCGACCAAACTTTCTTCGGATTCCAAAGCAGCCGGTCGTTGGAATACTAATGTGGGTGGCGACTACTTCGCTATTGGTGTTGGCGGTGCAGTCACTGGTAAAGGTGCTGATCTATTAATCATTGATGACCCCCATTCTGAGCAGGAAGCCAAACAAGGTAACCCTGCGGTCTTTGATTCGGTCTATGAATGGTACACATCCGGTCCCCGTCAGCGTCTACAGCCGGGTGGCTCCATCATTATTGTGATGACTCGCTGGTCTAAGCGAGATTTAACAGGGCAGATCCTTAAAAATTCAGAGAAAGATGGTGTAAATGAGTGGGAAATCATAGATTTCCCCGCCATTTTGCCCTCTGGAACCCCTCTTTGGCCCGGTTTCTGGACAAAAAAGGAACTAGAAGCCCTAAAAGCTGAACTTCCTGTCTCAAAATGGGAAGCTCAGTACCAACAGAACCCCACATCTGAAGAAGGCGCGATCATTAAACGCGACCAATGGCAGATATGGGAGAAGGAAGACCCTCCACCCTGTGAATTCATCATTCAATCATGGGACACAGCGTTCGAGAAGAACAACAGGGCAGACTATTCAGCCTGTACTACGTGGGGTGTCTTCCAACATCCCAATAAAAATGGTGATTTACGCCCAAATATCATATTATTGGATGCGTTTAAACAACGAATGGAGTTCCCTGAGCTTAAACAGAAGGCTATGGAAGCTTGGGAAGAATGGCAGCCCGATGCCCTGATAATAGAAAAGAGAGCCGCTGGCGCTCCCCTGATATACGAATTACGTAAGATGGGTATACCATTGTCAGAATATACACCGGGCAAAGGAAACGATAAGATTGCGCGTGTAAACTCTATTTCGGATTTATTTGCCTCCGGTGTTGTCTGGTGTCCAGACACCCGATGGTCAGATGAGGTAATGGAAGAGATGGCTTCTTTCCCTAACGGCGACCATGATGACTTGGTTGACTCCGCATCTCAGGCATTGATCCGATTTAGACAAGGTGGATTCATTTCCATAAGCTCAGATGAAGAAGACGAGCCTAGAGGCTACCGTCGGCGTGTGGAATATTACTAAGGAAAAATATGGCGACCAACATGGATAAAAGCGTTTACCAAGCACCAGAAGGTATCGCTACGCTGGAAGAAGATCCTATTGAGATTGAGATTGAAAACCCAGATGAAGTGACAATCTCTGCCGGTGGTATGGAAATTATCCTTGAGCCGGGCAGCGATGAAGTGGGAGATTTTGACTCCAACCTAGCTGAGATGTTAGATGACGGCATCCTAGCCGACATATCCTCAGAATTAATTGAGTTGGTAGAAGCTGATATTAATTCCCGTAAAGATTGGGCAGAGACATTTGTCAAAGGCTTAGAAGTCCTAGGTCTTCAATACGAAGAAAGAACAGAACCTTGGAATGGAGCCTGTGGTGTTTACTCAACCATCCTAACGGAAGCAGCCATAAGGTTTCAGTCGGAATCGATTATGGAAACCTTCCCTGCTAGTGGTCCTGTAAAGACAGAGATCATTGGCAAGATAGACAAGAAGAAAGAAGATGCAGCAGAGAGAGTCGGGGAGGACATGAACTACACCCTGACGGAAAAGATGTCGGATTACCGCCCAGAACATGAACGCCTTCTTTACTCCCTAGGACTTGCCGGTTCTGCGTTTAAAAAAATCTACCCAGACACCGCAAAAGAAATCCCTGCCGCACCCTTTATCCCAGCCGAAGATGTAATCGTACCCTTTGGAACGTCTAGTCTGTCTAATGCAGAACGTATTACCCACGTAATGCGTAAGACCAAGAACGAACTAAAGAAACTCCAATACTCAGGCTTTTACCGCGATATAGACCTAGGTGATCCTGTCAATATCCTCTCTGACATTGAGAAGAAAAAGGCAGAACAACAAGGCTATAAGACCAACGACGATAACCGTTACCGCATCCTAGAGATCCATACCCACTTAAACATTGAAGGGTTGGAAGACGTTGATGAGGATGGAGAGCCTACAGGCATTGCTCTGCCTTATGTAGTTACCATCGACGAAGGAACTGGCGATGTATTGGCTATTTATCGTAACTGGAACGAAGATGATCCTGTTAAAGAACCACGCCAGCATTTTGTTGATTACTGCTACATCCCCGGCTTTGGCTTCTATGGTCTAGGTCTAATCCATATCATCGGCGGATATGCCCGTGCTGGTACGTCTTTGATTCGCCAGTTGGTTGACTCAGGAACTCTATCTAATCTGCCCGGCGGTCTTAAAGCCCGTGGCATGAGAATTAAGGATGACGATACGCCTATTGCTCCGGGTGAGTGGCGAGACATCGACATCATGGGCGGCACGATGCGTGACAACATCATGCCTCTGCCTTATAAAGAACCAAGTGCCACTCTGTTAACTCTGTTAAACCAGATCACAGAAGAAGGCAGAAGACTAGGTTCTATTGGCGAGATGAAGATTTCTGACATGAGCGCCAATGCTCCTGTTGGAACAACTCTGGCTTTGTTAGAGCGTCAGTTAAAGATGATGAGCGCGGTGCAAGCCCGTGTACACGCTTCAATGAAACAAGAGTTTAAACTCTTAAAAGAGATCATCAAAGACTACGCCCCTACGGACTATGACTACGATCCACAGGGCGGCGACCGTAAAGCTAAACAATCTGACTACGACGTAGTAGAGGTCATTCCGGTATCTGACCCTAATTCTTCTACGATGGCTCAGAGGATTATGCAGTATCAGGCGGTCATTCAGTTAGCTGCCACTGCCCCTCAGATTTATGATCTGCCCCATCTTCACAGGCAGATGATTGAAGTCTTAGGTATTAAGAATGCCGATAAGTTAGTTCCTACAGAAGACGATCAACGTCCAAAAGATCCTATCTCAGAGAACATGGCATTCCTAAACGGCAAGCCAACCAAAGCCTTTATTTATCAGGATCACGACGCGCATATCACAGCCCACATGTCGTTTATGCAAGATCCAATGATTGCCCAGCTTATTGGTCAAAACCCAATGGCTCAAAAGATTCAAGCATCAGTCATGGCTCACATATCTGAACACCTTGCCTTTAACTACCGTAGGAAAGTTGAAGAACAAGTCGGTGTTCCGTTGCCCGATCCCGATTCAGATTTGCCAGAGAACATTGAAGTGGAGTTGTCTAGATTGGTTGCCCAAGGAGCGCAACAGCTTCTTCAGATTAATCAGGCACAAGCTCAACAACAAAAAGCTCAACAACAGATGCAAGATCCTATCGTCCAGATGCAGCAAGCTGAACTCCAGATCAAGGGGCAGGATTCCCAGACTAAAGCCCAGAAAGCTGCAACAGAAGCACAGATTGCTCAGGCTAAGTTGCAGTTAGATGCAAAACGTCTGGAAGATACTAAAGAAATTGAGATGGCTAGAATCCAAGCGCAGGATAAGCAAGCCAATCAAAGAGTGAATGTTGACCTGTTTAAACGGGGCAATAAATGAACGAGGAGAAGATTCTCCAGCATCTCCTCAAAGAACTAAAGGAGAGAGAGCGTACTCTTTCCGAAAATCTTAGTGACGGCAGTGCGAAAGATTATGCCGAGTACAAAGAGTTGTGTGGGCAGGTTCAGGGTCTACTGTTCGCCCAATTTTTAATTAAAGACCTTGTGCGAAAAATGGAGAGCTTTGAAGATGAGTGAAATCTTATTGAGTCAGGACGGTGTAAACACCACGCCACTTCCAGAAACAGCGGAAGACAAAGCGCGGCAGTTGCCTGATCCCTCGACTTATTACCTCTTGTGCGTCCTACCAGAGGTGGAAGATGAGTTTGAAAGTGGCATTGCTAAAGCTGGAACCACCATGTATCACGAAGAAGTACTTTCGCCAGTACTGTTTGTGATGAAAATGGGGCCAGACGCATTTAAAGATGAGAAGAAATTCCCATCAGGCCCTTCATGCAAAGTAGGTGATTTCATCCTTGTCCGTCCAAACACTGGTACACGGATCAAGATTCATGGCAAAGAATTCCGCCTGATCTATGACGATAGCGTCGAAGCTGTTGTACAAGATCCTCGCGGCATTTCCCGTGCGTAAGGAGTAGCTATGGAAGATAACGTAGAGTTTGAGTTCCCAGACGAGTCTGAGTTAAAGACCCGTGTCGGAAGCAAAGTCGTTGAACCAGCGGCTGAAGATGAGCCTGAAATAGAGGTTGTGGACGATACACCGGAAGAGGATCGTGGCAGACAGCCAATGAAGACTCCGCCGGAAGATCCGACAGACGAAGAACTTGCTACCTATTCAAAGCGTGACCGTAACAGGATTCGTGAGTTTACTAAGGGTTACCACGATGAACGTCGTGCCAAAGAAGCTGCATTGCGTGAAAAGGAAGAGGCTATTAATTTAGCCAAAGCCGTCTTTGAAGAAAACAAACGCCTTAAAGGTACTGTTAATACTAGTCAAACTGCGTTGTTGGAACAGGCTAAGAAACAGGTATCGCAAGAAGTTTCTGATGCAAAACGTAAGTACAAGGAAGCCTATGAGGCTGGTGATTCAGATGCTCTTGTTGACGCGCAAGAAGAGCTAACAACCGCCAAACTCAAGGCAGAGCGTGTAAACAACTTTAAGCCAAGACCCGTCGAGGAAGAGGAAGAAGTTGCACCCGCGACACAACCGCCTTATGATGCCAAAGCTGAAAGTTGGCGTAGAGCTAACGATGAATGGTGGGGCAAAGACAGGGAAATGACAGGTTTTGCGTTGGCGTACCACGACAAACTTGTAAACGAAGAAGGTATTGACCCTAGGAGTGACGATTACTACCAGCGTTTAAACGGTAGGTTGCGCCAAGTGTTCCCAGATAAGTTTGAGTCTGACGAACCCGCTGATGCGAAAACTCAGCGCCCCAAATCAAATGTAGTTGCTTCGGCAACGCGAAGTGTTGCGCCCAAGAAAATCACATTGTCGCAGTCAGAAGTCAACATCGCCAAACGCATTGGTGTTCCATTGGAACAGTATGCGCGTGAGGTTGCGAAATTACGGAGAAATCAAAATGGATGATCAAAAAAGAGAAAAGCGTGGGACTGAGTCCCGTGAAGCAGATATGCGGCCCAAGCGTTGGACCCCGCCACAGTTGCTGCCTGATCCAGAACCAGAAGATGGCTATGCCTTCCGTTGGATTCGTATCAGCACTCTCGGCAGAGATGATCCTGTTAATTACTCCAGTAAGCTTCGTGAGGGTTGGGAACCTGTAAAGGCTAATACACAACCTAAATTGCGTCTGTTAAACAACCCTAATGGTCGTTTCCCAGATGGCATTGAAATTGGTGGGTTGGTTCTTTGCAAAACCCCGGTTGAATTTACCGTACAACGTGATGCCCATTACACAGATATGGCGAAGTCATGGATGGATTCGGTAGATAACAACTTTATGCGTGAGAGTGATCCTCGGATGCCTCTCTTTAACGAGAGGAAGTCTAAGGTCACTTTTGGTAGATCTTAACTTTAGGAGTATAAAATGGCTTATCCCACAGTAAGCTCGCCTTATGGTCTACAAGCTGTCAATAGAATTGACGGTTTGCCATATGCTGGGCAGATTCGCCAGAT